GACCTTTTCGGACACTGCGGATGCTGAGCCGTACCGGTTCCACAGGTCAAAGGGAATCAACGTCTGGAACCGTGGGCAGTTGACGTTGCTGCCGGACACAGAGTTGGCTTATTCGTCTGCCAACACAAACCTGTACATGGCAACAGCCGATGGACGCCTGTACGGAACTGATGGCCAGTCCTTGAAGTTCACCACGGACTTCGTGACGTTTACCACCGTAACGGGAACACAGGCATCTGCCTTGTACTCGATTGCTTCGGATGGGTACAACGTCTTTTATTCATACGCCAATGGCGACATTGACCAGACGAATGCTGGGATCACCACGTCGTCTGCGTACATCACTGGCATTGAGGCTGGTGTCATGCGGTACGTCAAAGGTCGTCTTATGGTCGCCGGGCAGGGCGCAGATCAGCGAAAGATTTGGAACATCACGACGACCGCCGGATCTAGTGCAAACAATCCGACGCCTCTGTATACGCACCCGAACAGCAACTGGGAATGGATTGGGTTTGCCGCTGGGCAGAACCACATCTATGCGGCGGGGTACAGCGGAAACAGGTCACTGATCTATAAGACGCAGATCAGGGCGGATGGCACGGCGTTGGACATTCCGACTGTCGCTGCCGAGTTGCCGCAAGGCGAGATCGTTACCAGCATTGAGGGGTATCTGGGCTTTACCCTGATTGGCCTTACAACTGGATGGCGGTTCTGCTCATCGGATGTCGACGGCAACCTTGTTGTAGGTCCGCTAATTTACACGGGTACGACGACCAACTCGTTTGCTGGCATCGGACCATACGTCTACTTCGGGTGGACGAACTTTGATTCGACGTCGACCGGCATCGGGCGCATCAGCATCTCCGACCAGGTTGCCACCAATCAGCCTGCCTATTCGTCTGACCTAATGGCAACTGGTCAGGGAACTATTCTTGACATTCACGAGTACCAGGGAACTCCAATATTCACGGTGTCTGGTCTCGGGGCATACAAGCAGCACTCAACCAACCTGGTATCTACAGCGTTTTTGGATTCCGGTGCTTACCGCTGGGGTGTCCCGGACGCCAAGTTTGTGCCCAAGTGGGACCTACGAACCGAACCCTTACGCGGAACCGTCCGGGTTTCTGGGGCATATAACACGGGCGACGAGGCAGAGGACAACGACTTCAACATTATTGGCACTATGACCTCGCCGCTCTCGTTGGAGGCGACGTTTGACGGAGCCGAGATAAAGGTGTTTGAGGTTGAAGCCCGGATCACTATGACAAGGTCGGCCACTAATGCGGCCCAAGGACCGACGCTTACAAGGTGGATGGCCCGGGCGTATGCGGCTCCGCTTAGGTCGCAGATCTTTTCGGTGCCGCTGCTCCTGCATCATGTGCTTACCCCGTCGAACGGCAAGGACTATTGGATTGACGTTGAGGATGAACGAACAAGGCTCGAAGATTTGGTTTTGAATCCGCGGGTTATCACCTATCAGGAAGGGACCAAGTCGTATTCGGTGATCGTCGAGGACGTCCGCTGGTCTCCTCGCCATGCGACCGGTCTTCATAATCCGTGGGATTGGGAAGGCACCTGCCTTGTTCTTATGCGTAGTGTAAGGTAAACGGCATGGCTTTGCCTATTCGGCGACAGTACAAGGGTGCGGCAGCGTCAACTACGACGACGATCAACCTTGCCCCGGCCGACGTCTCGGTCAATATTGCGGCCAACACTGGCTGGCCGGCAGGTGCTACCCCGTTCTATGTGGTTCTGTCCCCCGGTACTTCGGCGGAGGAGAAGTGTCTAGCGACGATTTCTGGTACGAGCCTGACGCTGACCCGGGCACAGGACGACACTTCTGCGCAGACACATCCGTCGGGGTCGACGATCTATCCGGTGTTTACGGCGGACGACGCCGACGAGGCGAACGAGATCGCGTCGAAGATGACGACGAAGGGCGATCTGCTTACGACGAATGGGACGGATATCAACCGTCTCGCCGTGGGAACCAATGCCCATGTTCTTACTGCGGATTCGACGGCGACTAATGGCATCAAGTGGGCTGTCTATGACGACACGACGAAGATCGCCAAATCAATCGTCGACGCAAAGGGCGACCTGCTGGTCGGTACGGCGAGCGACACCGTTGCCCGTCTTGCTGTCGGTACTAACGGTTTGTTCCTGATTGCCGACTCTGCCGTCAGCGAGGGTGTGAAGTGGGCGGCTATCACACAGGAAGACGACCAGGCGATCCTGGCTGGCCAGATCTTTTCGTAAGGAGAAACCATGGCAACGTTTAGCAAGCAGACCCTTTCCGGCTCAACGGACGGCAGGGCCATCAAGGTCGCTGCCACCGCCACCCCTGGCACGACGATCCACACTGGTTCGTCGACTGCCACGACGCTCGATGAGATCTGGTTGTATGCGCAGAACACGGACACGACCGACCGCAAGTTGACGATCGAGTGGGGCGGGACCAGCGCGCCCGACGACCTGATCGAGTTCACGGTCAAGGCGGAGAACGGCCTGTATTTGATCGTGCCCGGTTTGATCATCAAGGGCAATGCGACACCGCTGGTCGTGAGGGCGTTTGCTGCTACGACGAACGTCGTCACGATCCATGGGTACGTGAACCGCATTACGGCGTAGCCGTGCCAAGGTTCAACGTCAACAGGCCACGCGCAAGCGTTGGCACGACGCTGGCTCCTCGGACTCGCAGGTCCGGAACCGGTCAGGTGGACAGCCTGTGGGCTGGTATCACCACCCCTGACTCGGTTGAGGTGCTCATTATTGGTGGCGGCGGGGCTGGACGGTCCGGTTTAGATGGCGTCTACTACGGAGCGGGTGGCGGTGGCGGTGGCTTTTACAGCGTTACCGTTTCGTCCCCATCGAGCACAACTGTGACTGTTGCCGCATCCGTGACTGCAAACAACAATGGCAACTCGTCGTCTGCTTTTGGGTTCACCGCAACTGGTGGGCAGACTGGCAGCGCCTCCAGTGGCCCAGGAGGTTCGGCTCGGTTTGGTGGCGCTGGCGGAACTGGCACGTCTAATGGTGGTGCAGGTGGAAACAGTTCGTCCCTTGGGTCGCCAACTACAAACGGCAACACAGGCAATGCTTCGTCTATCTCTGGGTCGTCAGTCACCTATGGCGGTGGTGGTGGCGGTTCAATCAGCGGTGTCGGTGGAACTGGTGGCGGCGGTACCGGTGGAACGGTTAGCGGGGCAGGAACCGCTGGGACCACCAACCGTGGTGGCGGCGGTGGTGGTGGCGGCGTTACTGGCAGTGCTGCTGGCGGCGCTGGCGGATCAGGCATTGTCATTTTGCGCTATGCCGACAGTTTCCCGGACATCTCCACAATAGATGTGGGACTGACATCTTCGTTGACTGTCAGCGGCGGGTTCAAGATCTATTCGTTCACGGCAGGGTCCGGGACAATCACCTTCTAGGCCCTGCTAATGTGCCGGACCATGACGAGTGACCAGAAGGAAATGCTGAAGTCGTGGTGCAAGGTCTTCGTGGCCTCTGTCCTGTCCCTGTACGCGGCGGGAGAGCGTGACGTGGTTGCCTTGCTGTGGTCTGCCGTTATCAGCGTCCTGCCCCTCGTCTACACGTGGCTCGACCCGAACGACCTGAGGTTCGGCAAGTTCAAGAAGTCCAAGTGACTCGCCCCTATACGGGGGACTCTAGGCCGGTTGCTCGCAAGGAGACACCTCACCTTCGCGCACTTGTGGACAACCTGTGCATGATGTTCCCCGCACTGTGGGACAACGGCACATGGGGTATCCGTAACAAGCGTGGCAAGAAGGAGACGTCCGTCCACGCCAAGGGCACGGCGGCCGACCTGTCGTACCGCTTTATGAAAACGAAGGGCGTCCGCTTCGGCGGGCGTCGTCAGGCTGTCCGGGCCATGGACTTCCTCGTGGCAAACGCAGACGACCTCGGGGTGGAGATGATTATCGACTACGGATACAAGCCTTATGGTCGGGGCTGGCGCTGCGACCGCAACGCATGGCAGGTGTACGACAAACCCACCGTCGAGATGGGCGGCGTCGGAGACTGGATTCACATTGAGGTAGACGGCAAGAAGAAGCCGCTCCAGGTGAACTTGGTCTTCATGGAGAACGGACACTGATGTGTCTCAGGCGTGGGCAGTCCTCCTTGCCTCGCTGGTCACAGCCGTAGGTGGAGTCATCGTCACCTTGTTGAGCAAGGTCAAGAAAGAAAACAAGCAAGACCACCAGTATGTGAGTGCCATGCTGACCCTCGTCTACAAGGGGCTCCAGCGCAACGAGACGAAGTTGGACAGGATCTCCGGGGAGGTCGACTCCCTGCGTAACGAGGTGCGTACACACAAGCACTGAAGTTGTTTACGGGCAGAACCCTGAATGCCCGCCCGTCCGGTTGCCTCACCCGAACACCCTGATTTCGTAAGCGCGTTGCCGCTGCCCGCCTCGTGCCATGACAGCACGATCTACCCCTGTTCCCAGGTGTTCATGTCCCGCCCCGTGCGACAGGGGTACGACCTCGTGAGTGCTAGCCGGTTGTGTCGACCAAGATATCCCCGTTGTCCGATGGTTGCAACCACCGGATCCGATGTGTAACCTTCATATCGCGGAAAGTCCGCGAAGGAGGAACAATGGCAACAAAGCAGTACAAGCCGGAAGCACCATCGGAGGTAACGCCTAGTGCGTTCACGATGGCGCTCGCCGGGTCGCACCGTAAAGGTGCGGTGGACAAGATCAAGTCGGCGATGGACCCTTCGTCCTTCACCGCTTTTGAGCGGGCAATGGGCGACAAGGCCGTGTCAACGGCGTCAATCATGCGTGCACTGAAGCACTTCGACATTGACCTGTCGGTTATGACCATTCACCGTATGCGTGAGAAGTATCAGGAGAACAATGAACTTTTCTGACGCCATCAACACAGAGACCGCCATCGAGGAGTACAGGTCTGCGCTAAAGCGGGCCCAGACTGCTGAGGCGAAGGCTAAGCGCAAGATCGAGGATCTGGTCGAAGCGGTGTACAGGGCTGCGCGTGACGCACAGTTGACGGCACCGCGCATCAACTTGAAGCCTCCGGCTAAGGACACGCGCAAAGCCAAATCCGAGGTTGCCCTTGTGCACCTAACCGACTGGCAGGCTGGCAAGAAGACGGTCTCCTATGGGATGGAAACGCTGAACGAGCGGATCAGAAAGATGATCGACAAGGTCATCACACTGACCGACATCCAACGTGCACACCATCCTGTGAAGGAGTGCGTCGTCCTGTTGGGCGGCGACATGGTGGAGGGCATCGGCATCTTCCCGGGTCAGGCATACGAGGTGGAGGCGCATCTGTTTGAACAGTTGTTTGCCGTTGTCTCGGTCATTCAGGAAGCGGTCGCAAGACTCGCCACCTACTTTGACAAGGTGCACGTGGTATGTGAGTTCGGCAACCACGGACGTCTTGGTCGCAAGGGTGACATGCCCGGTGGGGACAACATCGACAGGGTGGCGTACCGGATCGCATCCGAACGTCTCTCCGAGATGAAGAACGTCACATGGCAGCAGTCGGGTGACTGGCACCAGATCTTCACGATCGGGAACTACAAGGCGATGCTTGTCCACGGTGACGAGATCAACTCGTATGGAGGCAACGTCCCGGCCTTCGGCATCCTGCGCAAGTGCAACGCCTGGGCAACCGGTGTGGTCGACGACTTCCAGGACGTGTACATGGGTCACTTCCACACACCGATGACACTGACCATGGCGAATGGCGGTCGCGTCTTCGTGTCTGGCTCTCCCGAGTCACACAACGAATATGCCCGTGTGTTCGTGGCGGCGGTCGGCAAGCCCTCGCAACGGCTCCACTATGTGGACCCCGAGAAGGGTCGGGTCACAGCCGAGTACACGATCTGGCTGGACTAGTAGTGTCGCGGCCTATGCCTTGGCCGCTGGTAGTAGTTCATTGGAAAGACGCCTTCGACGGGGAGAATGGGTGGACGGATACGTCCGATTACCACCCCTCCCCGGCGATGGTGGCCACAGTCGGATGGCTGTGGGAAGGTTGCTTGGAAGGGTACGTAACTGTCGTCAACTCGTACTTCCCTGACGAACTCCCGGCTACCGACACGGTGGGGATGCCGGTCCACATTCCGGTTGGGATGGTGGAAAGGATCGTTCTTCTGGACCAGCCGGATTTTTCTTCAGCAAAGGTTGCCACGCCACCAGACGCGTGATACATTCGTATCACAACCAAGGAGGTAGCGATGCACTACAGGATCGTCAAGCCGGAGCACGGGTCACAGGAGTGGCTCGAAGTCCGGTGGAAGGACAAGAAGGATGGGTGCCGGAGGATCTCCGCATCCGCAGCGGCAGCGGTGCACAACGAGCACCAATACACTACGTCGGCCGACCTAGCCACGGAACTGCTGGCTGACTACGCACCGAAACCGCAACCTCCGAACAAGGCGATGGAGCGTGGCAACAGGCTAGAGCCCGTGCTGTTGGAGTGGGCGGTTGGTGCCGACCCGCATCCGGACGACGAGATCCACGTTCCCGCAGAGATGTTCTGCTACGACGACGGAGACTGCAAGTTGATCGCCACGCTCGACGGCATGGACAAGTACGGAAACGTGTACGAAGTCAAGACGACCCGCAAGACGTTCAACGACGAACTTCCCAGGCACTGGTATCC